TGGGTCATTAACCCATCCGTTACTTACTTCAGGGTCAGTATGTAATGCTGATTTATCTTCCTGAATAATAGAATTAATAGTTGTGTATTCTCTACCATTGTTTGCCTTAGTAACTGCCAATGATAAGATTAGGTCTCTACCTTCTACAACATCAGTGATGTCCCCTTTACTTCTAATGATAGGAATGATTTTATCTAAATTACCATCACCTTTGTAGTTATGTTTAAATCTCCAAAATTTTGGACCATCTTGTTCGTTTTCTCTATCGATAACTTTAACTATGTAGAATTTTTTTGCTCTATAGTTTCTTGCCAAGATTTTGTCATCCTCACTTCCTGTGGCCAATAAACTTTGTCTAACCTCATTTAAAGGAGATACATCACCATCTTGAGACGGATCATAAAGTTTTAACCATTTTCCATCTACTTGTACTTCATGGAATGCTATTTCTTGGAACGGACTTGTACCGTCAGTTGTTGGGAGAATTCTAATTCTCTTTTGTCCTGATTGTGTTCCTTTAGGAAGAATAGTAGTGAAGTACTTTTTAAGTCTTTCCTCACTGGAAATTCTGTTGCCGCCTGCGGCTGGTTGCGTGTTTTTCTCATACTGAGAAAGAATTGCGTCGATTGAACTCATAATTTTTAAATTTTAATTTATTAATGTTATATAAAAAAGATACACAAAAAAAGTCCAAGAGTCAACCCCTTGAACTTTATTAATTTTTTTATATGTAGTATTTTTTACTTAAGTGTCAGTAAATAAGATAGTTTGTTGATCTGAGCTAACATTTCGTCTTTAATATTAAGTAGATCTGTGTCTTTCGGATTTATTTCCATTTGTTGTAAACTACTCCTCACAGTCTTGATCATTCCAAGTACATCGACATCAGAAAGGTTTTGAATAGATATGTGTGTTTCTTCTTCCTCTAATTTAAATCTACCGTAGATACCCATCGCAATTTCGACAAAATTATCTATAAGACCATCTAACACATTATAAGTCTCTCCAAAAGATATGTGTTTTGCGTGACTCTTAGTTTGCCAATGTAGTACTTTAAGTTGTGATTGTACTTCAAGAAAGAATTTTACATTACCACTCAACCTCATTTTCATCAGGTTTTTCTTGGTTGAATGAATCTCTCATTTCTCCTGGGTTATAATCCGCCACATCTTGTTTGGTTATGACGTATTCATTTTTACCACTTGCTTTCATATCAAGTTGTTTCTGTGAGAAAAACTCAGAAGGGTTCTGATTAAATGGGTATGAATCCAACGACCTCATCTCAAGTCTTTCCTGAGGTGTAGGTTCTTTCATGTCCTCAACCTTAGATTCTAAACCATCTATTTTGGTTATTACATTATCCATTTGAGATAATTTACTCTCTAAATCATCTAATTTAGAAAAAAGGTCACCCATTTTACCCATAACTTGGTCATTATCACTTTTAGACGAATCTAAATCGTTTTTAATATTTTGAGTCATGTTAACAAGATCTGTAATATCCACCTCTTCAACGTCTGGTTCAATATCACCGTCCACTGGTTCCTCCGCAGGAATATCATCTACAGGGGCATCACCAACAGGTTCTTCCGCAGGAATGTCATCTACAGGTTCCTCTGCAGGAATATCATCTATAGGTTCTTCTTGTTCTTGTATTAAATTTTTACCGTACTTATTAATACTACGGTATCTCATTAATTCTTCGTGTAGTTGTTTTTCTAAATTCATCTTTTAATCTCTTAATAATTGTCTACCGTCTTCGGTAATATATTTTTTATTAATTCTTTCTACAAGACCATCTTTACTTTTAATAGTGTAACATTCACCAGTGTTCATGTCACAAACTTCTTGTTCCGTTCCTTCCTCATTGAGGTTCTTAACCGTCTTGTTTTTTAAAAAACCGTCAATTGCGGATCCTATTTTGATATTGCTCATAATATTCTTTTTATTATAAATATCAAGTTTTTACTAATTGTCCTCTTTATAGGATATTAAAATAAATAACGTCACCTTCTTGAAGTTTTAAATCCTTCATTAGTTGTTTAGATAGTGCAATTCCACTGTATAATGCACCATCACCAATATTCAATTTAGAACCCCCCTGATCTGCGGGTCCTGTTATTTGTCTTGTGGCTCCTCCAGAATTGTCTAACACGGATGAACTTTCAATGGTTTTTCTTCTACCATTTTTTGGATTAAAGAATTCTGTGGACGCAGAAGTAAGTAAATAATCTGACACTTGCGACGGTGTTGTATTGTTTTTCTTTGTCATGTATGGAGAATAAAAGTTCAATCTATAGAAATAATTACTAGATTGGTTTATCTCAGTGAATGGAACTTTACTAGGATTAACGGTTATTGATGACGATACCTGTGTGGGTAAGGACATGTTTAGGTTAGTTGGTCCATCGAATTTAGTAACGATACTTCTAAAATAAGTCTTATTCTTATATCTTACTTTCTGTATTGACAAGATGTTTTTATAACCATTGTATGGTACCCCCAAATTAGTTACACCAGATTCTTTAATTAGTTCTTCTCCCTCTATAATCTTATTACCTCTATCGGTCTTAAAATTACCTTCAGATGTTGATATGATTTCCGTAGTGTCGGTTTGATTTAGTGATTTAATCTTAGCCAACGCACTTTTCATTATCTTATCATACATAACTCTATATGATGCAGTAAAGGATTCTTTTGGGTCAGGCAAACTCGCCTTTGGCATCCTAACTCCTTTAAAATTTGTTTTAATTTGGTTGTTTTCTATTCTATGGGATACCTCTACAATCCAATATGCCCCCTCGAATAAAGGAACATTTTTAAGTTGGAAATACATGGTAGGTTGAATCATGACATTACCCATACATTCTACCGTACATTCATAAGATCTTACCTTATATATGTCGTATAGATTTGTACTAACTTGTGCAACCCCCGATCCTGATTCCGATCTTGCTGTGTTCTCTAACGCAACATTACTTTCAAAAGTCTCTTTGAATTGTGATTGGTCTAAACTAATTGATTTAAATATCCCTTGATTTTGATCACCAAAACTAACCTCAAATGCAACCACTTTATTGGAGTTTTTAAAATTTTCTTGTTCAAAGTAATTTGGGTCGGTTATTAATACAGGATTATTGTTTGCGTCACCTACATTAAATGTATCATTCTTGTACTTATATTCTTCACTAATTGTTGATGTGTCAATATGAGATGAGGGTTTACCAACGTATTGAACGATCATTTTAGGAGTTGAATGTTCAACATCAACATCTAAAAATTTACCAAATAATAACGATGCAACCTCTTCAGATTTTTTTATTTTAGTCTTACCTGATCTGTTACCGTAAAAATTAACATATGCTGGAAGTGGTCTAAAATCTAAATTATTTCCTGATAACATCTGAGAAATAACATTGTATAGTTTTAAATTTTGACTTTCCGCCTTTTCAAAAACCTCAAGTCTTTTTACATCATAAAACAAATCATCACCAATATCTTTATTCGCCTTATCCAAAAATAAGAACTCTTCCATTAGTAACCTTTGTCCTATTGAATTTCCTGAAGACCACCTATCGTTAAAGAGTTTAAACATACTATATGTTTCCAATTTTAAAGGATCCATACCGAATGTTCTCAATACACCTAAGTTATTGTTTTTATCTTTACGTCTTTTTAAACCAGGGAATTGAGCCAATAATCTAGTGATAAAGGAAATTACCCTTTCTTCAAACGGTAATGCAATTGATTCATTCAAATATGTAACAAACTTATCCCTATTTAACTCACCCCCATTCTTTCTATATCCCGCATAAATTTGAATTATTGATCTATAGTGTATTATATTTTCTTCATTTAAGACCATGTCGTTTAACGGAAAGAATTCCTCATAATATCCGTCCATGTCTTCTCCGAGATATAATTCTATAAACTTCAAGTTACTTGATAACTGTGATGATTCATATCCCTTTTCATACATCCTAACACTCTGTGGAATGAACGTCCTAATTGCATTCAAGTTTAACTCTTTTGGATTTGATAAAGTTAATTGTACCAAATTTTTAGAATTAACCATTATATCAGTGACATACTTTTGTTGTTCTATTTGTCTATTGGTTATTGTTGCTAACTGATTACCGATATTTGTTAAGTCGTCATCGTCCTTCTTTTCTACCGTAACTAAATCATGTAACAAGTCTTGAAATTTATCATATTGTACAGTTTCAAACTGTTTTGGTGACTCATACGTATCAACTTTCTCACTAGAGAACTTAATAAACGCATCTTCAAACTCATTTAATATTTCGGGTGAGAATGTTGCAATAAGGTCTATAACTTTTTTATTATTATCACCTATTGTACGATTTTGGTTATTGTTGTCTTTACTTACGTATTGATTATATGGTGGGAATGTCACTCCACTAAACGCGAACTCTTCACCATGTGGAGAAGTCCAATCGACATTAAAATTATACTGTTCTGTTATATTATAGTCTGTGGAGTATGGGTTAAAACCATTATTTAAACTACCGTCTAGTCTTGGTGCGGTACCGTGAGATGGTAAAATAGTGTATCTTTTTTCACCACCAACAAACTTACTATTATCAACAAATGAATTATAATATTTAAAACCACCAAACTTTTCGAATGAGTCTATATGTAAAATACCGTTTGTAATAGCGTTTTCAAACGATGTTGGTGTTGTGTCTGATACATCATAATAAAGGTACCCATTAATAACTTGGTGGTACACACTCGAATAATAAGGGTGTATACCTATATCGGTCTGATCATTTCTTGTAATTCCTGAAAATGTTTGATTCTGATTAATGTCGAAAAACAATCCACCGTCTATTGGTGTGGTAACATCATT